TCGTACTACTGACGTTTCAAACAAGAAAGACATAGGTAAGTCTATGGTTACTTATACGTACACCAAAAAGAAACAAGACAAAGAAGCCAAGTCTGTTTCTTACACTGACGTAGGTTCTGGGTTCACAGCTAAGAAAAACAAGAGAAAGACCAAGATCATCTCTACTAAAAAGGCAGAGAGACAGAAGCGTCGCAAAAACCCAAGGTATGGGGTAGAAAACAGACCAAAGGGTTCCCTCCCTACGATTCCTTCTGGTAATTACAACAAGAAATGATTGCACGGAAGTTCGGAGATCCTATTGACCCTAAGAAACTAAAGAAGGGTATATCCTGGTCGGAGAGCAGGGGAGGTAAATACATGATCAACCCTACCAGTTCAGCCACTGGCCTCTACGGGCAGCTATACAGCCAAGTTGATGAACTCCCTATGATGCAGGGGGTGTCCAGGGACTCGTTGGCGAGAGACATGAGGCTACAGGATATGCTCATGGACATGCGTATTAACGAAGGTATAGGGGGACCAAGCTTATCTAAGAATGCTGTTGATCTCGAAAGGGAGTACAAACCACAGCTTGGGGATAGTTGGGACTTCCGTCCTGACGAGGTAGCTGCTTTGAGCCACTTCCTTGGCCGCCAGGGGGCACGTAAGTACTTCGCTTCGCTAAGAGACGGAACAGACTTCAGCGTACCAGGGGTGAACAAGACCCCAGAGGAGTACCTACGTATATATAATGAAGGGATCGAAAGATGAAAGCTAAGAAGCGAGACTACAAGAAAGAGTACAAGAAGTTCCAGTCATCTGGTAAGATGAAGAAGTACCGTGCTAAGCTCAACAAGTACAATAGAGACAACGGCACATACGGCAATGGGGACAGCTTAGATGCGTCTCATAGAGGCGGTAAGATCGCTGGGTACGAGGCTGAAGGGAGGAATCGTGGGCGGCGAGAGAAGTCCAGACTGAAAAAAAAGAAATAAGTATATTTGTATCATGCCAACACCAAAGAAACATGCCAACACCAAAGAAAAATAACGAGTCCATGCAGAATGCTGCTGAGAGACTTATTGCTGATATTGCCGACGAACGTAGCAGTGTCAGTGGGGAAAACCCTATTGAATATCTTAAGTTTTTGCTTGAAGGCATGTCTAGGGGCGTACCTCGTGCTGACGGATCTCAAGAAGCTTCCGATAAAGTTTCTTCAATCATTAGGTCTTATGGAGCCCCATCATATCACAAAGAAGTTGGAATGTCGACAAGAACTGTAGACCCAATTAATAGAGGTGGAGTCAGAACGATGAATCCTGATTTGGGCATTTTCGAGGACTACCCCTATATGCGTCAAGAAAGACAAAGACTTGAAGACGTTAAAACTGACGAGATGAATGCAATTCTTGCTGACCTCGTTAGAAACCCACCAAGAAAAACGGTTGGAGAAGGTTACCAAAACGGCGGAACCGTAAAGTATCGCTCTGGCGCCATGATGAAATATGAGCAGGGGGGTCCTGTAGGTAGCGCATCTTCCGATCAGAAGTTTAGAGTTATCCCAGAGAAGTCACCTACAGGTCAGACGGAACTAGCGTACTATATCGACGGAAGACCAGTGGAGTCTCAGGATTTCCAACAGCAGTTCTACGACGCTGGAAACAAACCACAGGATCTCAACCAGCTGATTGAGAACTCCGTGATTGCTTCCAAGCAGGGAATCGGTGCAGACAGCGGCATTCCAAGCGGATCACCCCTGGAGGGTTTGATGAAGCAGTACAGAGATGCTCTCAAGGAGCGTAATGTATACAGAGAGAAGGGTGCGGCTGGCGTAGACTCGCTCTACAGCGCTAGAGACGAGAACTACGACCGCATGATTCGCCAGATGGGCGGCTAATTACTGACCGTAAATCTGGACAAATCCGCTACCCTCGTGAGTAGCGAACAACTCCCCAGCGCTGTTGTAGCGCAAGAGGTACACGTCAGTTTGATTCCCAAGTAAGTCAAAGAAGTAGATACGCTTTGCCTCACCTTTATTGAAAGGGTCCTGGTAAATACGCAGGTGGCTACGCTCTGAGTCGTACTCCATTGTTTTAACTCCGAACTCATTGTACACATCGCAGCTGTACAAGAAGGAGTCGAAGTCTCCGTTTTGGAAGAACACCTGAGATAACAGGTTAGTGGTTGCCAATAAGGCGAGGGCAAGAAAGAGATTTTTCATAGCAAATAACTGATTTAAATTGTTTCGTAACTTCGGTTTGCTGATCTCAATGTAGGGTAAAATATCATTCAATCCAAATTTTTTTGTCTAACTTAGCTTATTCAATCATAGATTGAAAAAATATTACCACAACCCCCGTATCAAACGAATTGACCCAAGCTGGGTAGCAAATCGAAATGAAGTTAAGCAAAAACCTATCCCTCAACGAGGTGGTAAAATCCAATACGGCTCTCCGCCTAGGAATAAATAATACCTGGACAGAATCATGGGAGCTAGATAACCTCAAGGCTATAGCCGAAAACGTATTCCAACCCCTGCGCGATCACTTCGGTGTACCCATCGGGATTAGCTCGGGATACAGATGTAAGGAGTTAAATAAGGCTATAGGTGGGAGTAAGTACTCTCAGCACATGGTGGGTGAGGCTCTAGATATCGACGCGGATATCTACGGAAAGATCACGAACCGAGCTATATACAACTACATCAAGGATAACCTTGAGTGGGATCAGATGATCTGGGAGTTCGGTAGTGACGACGAACCTAACTGGGTTCATGTGTCGTACAAGCGGAATGGTCACAATCGGAAGCAGCTCCGACGCGCTCACAGAGATGAAAAGAACAGAATTTATTACACAGTAGAGAATGGCTAAGAACGTAAACAACTTTACCCCTGAATCACATAAAGTAAATAGGCCAGGGGTACACGCTAAAACGAAGACTTCTAGCAACAAGCGTAGCAAAAACTACAGGAAGAAGTATCGCGGACAAGGAAGATAGGATTGCGTATATTCGCTGTCCTAAATTTTTTAACCCATGCGAGAAGAAGAAGACTTCAACGTAGACTTCCTGGATCAGGAGAAGCTCAAAGAGCAAGAGGACAAGATTAAAACTGGCAAGATCGTTTGCAACGTTCACGCCCCAGAAGGGTGCGAGAACTGTAGCGGTTAAAGCGAGTTGTAGAACCGCTGCACCGCCAGCCTGCCTTTTTGCGACATAGCGTACCGAACCCTGTAGTTCATCTTGGTTTCGTCGCGGAAGAGGTGATCCTCTAGAGTCTGAGACGGCGTGAGTTTATCGAAATGCTTATATAGATACCCAGCGATTACCAGCGGGTATATCATCCTGTCAGCCAGGTTTTTTCGATTCATGCTATACTCGGACGCTACGTAGTCAATCGTAAAAAACTCTAAGTCGTACAAGAAGAGCAGCAGGTGTAGGTACGACTTGGTGAGGTCTGGGTTTCCGTCTAAGAAGTCGTTTGTTGCAGAGCGCAGGTTCTTTAAGTGGTTGTGCTTTATGTATCGCTCTGGCAACCTAGAAAACTCTCTAAACAATCTCGACTTACGAACGGATGACTTAGGCATTTAAATTGTGTCGTATCTTTGATGTAAACAAATTTACATCATGAGTCCCAAAGACACCCTCTTCTTCGCCGAAATGTACTCTCTAGTAAAGAAGATGGAGGAGACTATCGACGAATTCGAAATGAAAGATCGAGTTCTTGCAACGATTGTCGTAGGTGTTCTCGACCTTGAGGCAATAGAGTATGGAGACGAAGAAGCTGAGATGAAAACCATGTACAGCTTCAACCTCCAAAGCCGCGCAGAACTAGAGGCGGTAAAAGAAGTTATGGATAATGCCTATCAAGACGACGACGAAATTGACCTCGACGGCCTCCTGGGAGACCTGGGCATATCCTTAAACTAATGGAAGGACTTATTAGAAAGATCGTCATCGGCAAGGAGCCGAAAGACGGCATGGCATATTACGTTGGTATGCGAGCTGGACGCGGAGAAGTGTCGGCTATTTTGGAAGATGACCATCATCTTCATAAATTTGGCAAGAAAAGATACCTCATTTACATAGAGAATGATGAAGGTACCCTTTTATGGAAGTGCATCGATGGGATGCCTTGCATGCTGGAATTTGATTTAAACTTTTAATTAATGAGAACATTTAACCTGTTCGTGGTGGAGCTTGATAGGCTTCTAAACGAAACAATTACCACCGATGGTGGGCTAGAGTTATACATAGATACAAGATTCAATGAATTCGACAAAAGAGTCACTGAGGGCCCTGTGGTTGCGGTCCCGTTTAAATACGATACTGGAGTCAAAGTGGGTGACACGCTTTATTTCCATCATCTCGTTGTTGTTAATAATGGTCAGCCTCTTACTGGTCAAGATGGTCACTATATCGTTAAGTACGATCCTGATCATACTATTAATTGCCAAGCAATTGCGTACAAGTGTCAAGAGACTGGCAGGGTACATCCAATGGCGGGCTGGACACTTCTCACAGGAGTGGAGGAAGAAGAAGAACAACTCTCAGATGTTATCGAGCTTGTTAAGCTTAAAGATTCGCCTATCACGAAAGGCATGGTCGCTTTTGAGACACCTTGGACCGAAGAACTGGGTCTAAAAGAGGGCGACGTAGTTGGGTTTAGAAAAAACATGGACTACCGCATCAAGATTGACGATGTTGAGTATTATCGCGTCCGCGCAGAAGACCTGATGTATGTCGAATCGTAAATTCACTACTATATCCGCAGCTGAGCGCCTCATGTCCAGCATGGAGGTAGCCATCAACAACATGATCGAAGAGATTAAGAAGCCTGTCGATCCTGAAGCGGGCGGGTCTGCCCGAAAAGCAGAACTACAGTCTATCAAGCAGACAGCTATTGATTGCAAAGAACTTCTGGTAGAGCGCCAGAGACTAGAACAAATGGTTAAAGACCTCAAGGATAATGGAGAAATCGAACAAGAAAAAGACTACTCAGGTGGATTCGCCGAAAGGTTCTCAAAGTGACGCCAGTGGACTCATCTACTGGGATGACTATAACTTTGATAATCAGACAGATACGGCTGGTTACATAAAGGAAGACTTCAACATTATTTACGATGCCCCAAGTAAGTCTAACTGAATATCCTTCAAACATAGATTACTACAGCAATGAATGGACTCATGACTGGTCTGCCAATGTACCTGGCACCGTACATTTTAACCCATGTAACACGCCTAACCCACCGTGGTGGTGCGAAGAACACGAGCCCGTCCCAATCGAACCGAACATTTTAATGATTGTTGGAATGTTCATGTATGGAATTGCTCTCTTAGCTCAGTCGGTTAGAGCGCCCGACTCATAATCGGTAGGTCCTAGGTTCAAGCCCTAGAGGGAGCACATGCACCCGTAGCTCAGCTGGATAGAGCATCTGCCTTCTAAGCAGACGGTCACAGGTTCGAATCCTGTCGGGTGTACTAATTAAACGCAATGTCAGTTCTAATAGACATAGAAGGATATGAAACTAAGGGGATTAAGATCGACCCTAACGGTACAGAGGGAGAAGTTGTCGAACTCCACGGGCTACTCGTTGTACTCCCAAAGAAACCGAAGCGATCTGAGATTCTCTTCTATGACAAACCAAAGGCAATGCAGATGTGGCAACGCATCTCTATGCCCGAAGAGCTGCAAAGGATTCGCAGTATGGATGAGTGGCTCGAAAAGCCTTCCGAGTTTCGAAAGAAGTTTCGTGCTTACATCGAACAAGAGTTTCAGCGTAGGCGTGACGGTGTATGGTTTTACAATAATGGGGTCCCTACGTATATTACAGGGCGACACTATATGTTTCTACAGTGGTCTAAAATTGATATCGGATACCCATCATACCTTGCTTTCCAGAAAGAAATCTTTCTACACATGGCTGCATGCGAAGTCGATCCTCGTTGTTTCGGTCAGCTATATACTAAGTGTCGTCGCTCTGGCTACACTAATGTATGCTCTTCTGTCCTTGTTGACGAGGCTAGTCAAGTTAAAGAAAAGCTGTTGGGCATTCAGTCAAAGACTGGTAAAGACGCTCAGGAAAACATCTTCATGAAGAAAGTAGTTGCGATCTTCCGCAGCTACCCTTTCTTTTTCAAGCCCATCCAGGACGGTACCACAAACCCCCGCATGGAGCTGGCGTTCCGTGAACCATCGAAGCGCATCACGAAGAACAACAAGACATCTCAGAGGGGCGACGCACTAAACACAGTCATCAATTGGAAGAACACCACCAATAACGCATACGATGGCGAGAAGCTACATATGTTGTATCTCGATGAGGCAGGCAAGTGGGAGAAACCTACCGATATCCGCGAAGCTTGGCGTATAGAGCGCACATGTCTAATAGTAGGTAAAAGAGTGGTTGGTAAGGCTCTGGTGGGGAGCACGGTGAACCCCATGAATAAAGGCGGAGAAGAATACAAGGGCTTGTGGCTTGACTCAGATCCTAATGAGCGCAATAATAACGGTAGAACTAGGTCTGGACTATATAGGATATTTATCCCAGCTTATGAGGCGCTAGAAGGCTTCTTTGACAAGTACGGGAACGCTGTAGTCAACGATCCAGAAGGGGACATCATGGGTATTGACGGAGAGGAGGTGGACCAGGGTAGCAGAAAGTACCTAAAGAATGAGCGGCATTCTTTTAAGGATGATCCTTCGGAGCTAAATGAGATTATCAGGCAGTTCCCATTTACCGAGGACGAAGCTTTTAGAGACAGTATCGAAGGGAGTCTGTTTAATATCGGTAAGATATACCAGCAAATAGAATACAACGAAGACCTGCACCCCAACCCCGTGGTGCAGGGTAACTTCATTTGGAGGAAAAAAGATGAAGAAGTGGTCTTTTCGCCAGATCCTAATGGTAGGTTTAGGGTGGCTTGGCTTCCGCCAGATCATTTAAGGAATATACAGAGGGACGAAAGAGGCAAGAAGGTGGCTCCTAACGCTCATATAGGATGTGGAGGAGTTGACTCTTACGATTTGGACGCCACGGTAGATGGAAGAGGGTCAAAAGGGGCTCTGCATATGTACAACAAGTTCAACATGGATGTGCCAGGCAACATGTTTGTAGTGGAATACGCCTCTAGGCCAGATCTAGCCAGTATATTTTACGAAGACGTACTTATGTGTGCCTTTTTTTACGGGTATCCGCTACTTATAGAAAACAATAAGTACGGAATTGCAAGATACTTTGAATCAAGGGGTTACGACGGCTACTTAATGGATAGGCCAGAGCACCTTAAGTCCGCTAGTTCCTCCAGCGTAAGAACCAAGGGAATACCGTCTAACTCGCAGGACGTAATCCAGTCTCATGCCCACGCTATTGAGGCGTATATCCACGATCATGTAGGATTAAACATAGAGACTGGAGAGGTGGGTAATATGCTTTTTAATAGGACCCTGGAGGACTGGATAGGCTATAAGATCGAAAAGAGAACTAAGTTTGACTTGACCATTAGTTCTGGGTTGGCTTTGCTTGCTGCGCAAAAAAAGAAAAAAGAAAAGGTTCGCTCCACCTTTGATGACAAGCAGTTTTTCCGCACATTTAAGCCGAAAGCCTGGCACTCCTAGATTTACTATATTTGCAAGAGTAATCTCGCAATTTTACAGTAAATGCATAACGAAAGGGGTAAAACTACTTCTGGCTTTCCTGACCCACTATCTTCTTCGGAGAAGAAACAAAGCAAGGAGTATGGCCTGGAGTATGCGAAGGCAGTATATAATCAATGGGGTAAGCTAGACCAAGAGAATTCTGTGTACAGCAAGCGTCTGAAGACTTTCAAAAGAAATCGTCAGTACGCTAACGGCACCCAGGACACTCAGATTTATCGTCAGCTTCTTAATACGCTCGACCCGAACAACGGGGACGGGAGCATGCTTAATCTGGATTTCACTCCAGTGCCCATTCTGCCTAAGTTCGTAAGGATTGTTGTAAATAAGATTCTTTCGCTCAACCCGTATCCTAACTTGGAGGCGATAGATCCTTTGTCCTCTTCGGAAAAAGACAAGGAACGTCGTAAGGTGGAGATGATGATTCAAGCCAAAGATCAACTCGCTAAGATCCAGGAAAAAACTGGGGTTAGCGTGGGTATGAAGGCTGAAGACATCCCAGAAACGCTAGAAGAAGCAGAAATCTTTATTGGGAACAACATTAAGTCCTCATCCGAGATTGCAGCTCAAATCGCCGCCGACCTTACGCTTGACTGGAACGAATTTACAGACACTACGTACCGTCGTTGCGTTAACGACCTCGCGGTCCTAGGAATGGCCGTAGTAAAGAGAACGAACGACCCCAGCTACGGCATTAAGACTGACTACGTAGATCCTGCTTGCTTCATTCACAGCTACACGGAGGATCCCAATTTCGGTGACCTTGTGTATGCTGGAGAGATTAAGAAGATGCCCATTCATGAGCTTAGGCGAATAGCTGGGGATCAGATCGACGAGGAAGGCTTTAAGAAGATAGCTAAGCATGCTCAGAAGAAGTACGGGTACGACATGGCTAAGTTCAATCAGACCTCATATGATACTTACACCAACAATACCACGTATGGGTACGACGAGTTTATGGTGGAGGTTCTTGACTTTGAGTTTATGTCTGTTGACTGCGAGTACTTCGAATCTAAAGAGAGCAGGTTTGGAAACATAGGTTTCTACGCTAAGGGAGAGAGCTACAAGGCGCCATCCAACTCCGTTTTTAACAGGGATATGGTGAAGCTTGAAAACGCGAACGTATACGGCGGAATGATGGTTGTGGGCACCGACTTCTTGTTCAACTATGGCAAGAAGCACAACATGCCGAGAAACATACACGATATCTCCCGCACTAACCTTTCTTATTCTGTTTGCTCCACCAATATCTTAGACATGATGCCTAAGTCTATGGTGGATAGCTGCATAGGTTTTGCGGATCAGCTTCAGCTGACCCACCTTAAGATTCAGCAAGCGGTAGCTAAGGCCAAGCCTGACGGCATCATTATCGACATCGAGGGATTAGAAAACGTTCAGCTTGGGAAGGGTGGTGAGTTGCAGCCATTGGAGTTGCATGATATCTACGAGCAGACGGGCGTCTTCTACTACAGAAGCAAGAACCCAGAGGGTGGCTTCCAGAACCCACCAATCAGAGAGATAGGCAACAGCATACGCAATATCAACGAGCTTATTGGTTTGTATAACCATTACCTGCGTATGATCCGTGACGCCACGGGAATCAACGAGGTTATGGATGCCTCTACACCTAAGTCTGATGCCTTGGTAGGTGTAAGACAGCAAGCTTTGGCTGCCGCGAACAACGCTATTTACGACATCACGAATTCTTCCATGGTGCTGTACAAGAAGGTTTGCAGCGATGTAGTTAAGTGCTTGCAGATCATTCATCCAGACTCCGTTCTGTACAGAATTTACGAGAACGCAGTCGGTAAAGAGAATATGAAGGTGTTGAGTTCGTTTGCCAATCTGTCGATGTACAACTTCGGTGTTCGCGTGGTGAAGGAGATGGAAGAGGCTGAGCGTCAGTACCTTGAGCAGAATATTCAGATTGCACTCTCTCAGAAGGAGATTGATCTAGAGGATGCTATCGCTGTGCGTCAGCTTAAAGACATCAACCAAGCTGAAAGACTGCTTATAGTTCGCAGGAAGAAGCGCATCGCTATGAACCAGCAGATCGCTATGCAGAACTCCCAACAGCAAGCGCAGATTCAGCAAGCTTCAGCTCAGGCCACTTCTCAGGCTAAGCAGCAAGAGATGCAGATGGAAGCTCAGCTGAAGGCTCAGGAGATGCAACTGAAGAATCAGTTGGAAGCTCAGCTCGAAAGCGTAAAGCACGAGTTCAGAAAAGAGATTGAGATGATTA